TTGAGAGGCGCTTTCTTTTCTAACTCAGCGATGCGTTTCTTCATCGCTTCCATCTCAGCAACTCTCGCTGGTGGGACGGGTGCCTCTCCTAGCTTGCGGGCCACGTCTGGTAACGGTGTGTTGGCGTTCGTTTCTACGTGGTCGATCTTCACACCTTTGATATTCTTTTCTTCATCGTCAATCAGTTCGGTGTTTGCGTTTTTGGCGACCGTGATTGGCAAACGTGGCAGTCCGGCGGCTTCCAGCGCATCCTGCATGCGCTTGATTTCTTCTGGCCCGCGCGCCGCACGCTTGCTCTCAATCTGGAATTGCTTGCCTTCTGCAATGTATTTTTTCAGGCTTTCGATACGTTCGGGAATCGGCTTGCCAATGCTGCCGTCTGCCGTCTTTTCAAAGAGCGTTCCGTCGAAGTCGCTGCCTTCGACCTTGCCCTTGGCTTGCGGCGATCGCGTGTCCGCGATGTCTACGTTGTCGAACTTTGAGCCATCCTCGAATGTCCCGCGCAGCCGCCGGATACTCTTCCCACCAGACCAGTTGTTGTTTGTCCCTTCGCCCGCCACGGTGCCGAGTTTCCATTCGCCTGTCTTGGGATCGCGTACTTCAACTTGCTTCCCTTTCATGCGTCCAGCTTCCGGCGGGACTGGCGCTTTGGCGGGCTCGTTGCGTAGCTTTACTTCGATGTCGTTGGCGGTAGAGACAAAGCGGCTAAACTCTTTGGGATCAGTCGGCGTCTCCCCTGGCTTCAAGCCAAGTTGCTGCCGGGCCATGTCACGAGCCTTCTCGTGCCGCGCTCGCCCTTCGGCAGTGTCGGAGCCTGCTACTTTCTGCGCGCCGCCCTTGGCAAACGCTGCTTTGAGCTTTTCGTCGTCGCTCAGTTCTGGCGGCTTGGGTGCTTGGTTGACGCGGCGCTCTGGCTGGCCTTCCCCGCGCGGGATGCTCCCAAAGCGGCGCTCGGATGCAAGTCGAGCTTTCGCGCCAGCGTCCTCTACCTTGTCACTTGAGAAGAAGCCTCGCGTCACAAGATCCTGCGGAGATCGCGGCTCGTCGCTCGCCCGCGGCGGGTTATAGATGCGGTCGTTTCGGGCTACGTCAGAGGTCCGCTCGGGTCCGGCGGCGGGGCGTCCTTCTTCTTTTTCTCCGGCGGCTTCGGGGCGCGCGGCGGGAGTTTCTTTCCCTTGCTCGCCTGGTTCCACTCGTCCACTACCTTGTCCCCCAGTTTCTTCCGGTGTGCGTTGAACCAACCCCTCTCGGCTTCCGATACGTAGGGCACCTGTGGCCTCCTGTTCGAGCGCGCGAACACGTTCCATAGCTGCGTACATGCGTTTATTGTGGGCTGCGTTCTTTCCCGCTAATGTCTTAGCTTCCTCTGGCGTTTCGGCTACGCCGCTCTTGGTTAGTTCAGATGGATCATCTTCTAATAAGCCAGCGCGCCCCTCTAGGATCTGACGAACAAGAGATGGATCTTCGCCACGAGCAATCTGCGCTCGGGCAACTTCTTCGTACACTTTCGGGTCTAGTATCCATTCCTGCGAGCGAGGATACAGCCACCTTTTAAAATCCTTATCCGGGAGTTTTGCGGCTTCTTCTGGTGATAGCTTTTGGATTGCCTCGTCGCGGGCCTTCTGACGTTCTCCGATCGCTTTTTCGGTATCGGTTAACTCTTCGCCTGCTAGGACTTTACGAAGTGCTTCTCTAGCTTCAGGAGTGTTTGATTCGTCGGCGGGCACACCTTGTCTCTCTCGCGCGGCTTGTTCCGCTGCGTTGTGCGGCTCGACAATCTTTTGTTCAATCGGCGCGGCCTCGGCGTCTTTACCTTGAGCACGTAGTTCCTGGGCCTTGCTATAATCGTCATGCGTCTGCTCCGTCGCCTTCGCCATCTCTGGCGTCTGTACGATGACTTCGGACTTTTTGACTGGCTCCCCTGCCGGCGCTTTGTTGTCTACGATCGCCTGCACCTGGCGCACGCCGTTCTTCCCTGGCTCGCCTGTGACTGAACCGTTGACGCTCTCCACCGGCATCTTTTCGTGCAGGTTCGTCAACACGTCCTCGGCTGCCTTCTGGTCGGGAACCGTAACCTTGGCCGCGGCAACGTCTGCAATCTGCGATGGCTTTACACCTTGGCGCTCGGCTTTATCTTCAATGCGGTCAGCGTCTTTCGCGTCGCGGACAGATTCCAGTTTTGCGCCCTTCACGTCCTTGGTGGCATCCGATACCGTATCTCCTAGTTTGTCGGATTGCCGCTCGGCGCTCGCGCGGAGATCGTCTACGTTGTCCGTGGCGTGATGGGTGGGCGAGGCTTCGGCGGGCAGGAGTTTGTAGTCCTGCGGGACATCGGAGTAGCGCGGCTCCGCGGTTCCTTTGAACTCTCGCGGACTGACGTTGGCGGCCGCCTCGGTTGCTCGAGCCTTGGTTACCAAACTCCCGATGATGCCTTGCGGGTTCTGTCGGATGATCTCTTGCGCAACTGCGCGTGCCTGCGCCTGCGACGTGATGTAGACGGGCTCGCCATCACTGCCTTGGACGTATCCACGTTTCCATAGAAGATCGGTCAGCGCACCTTCGGGACTAGACAAGTGCGAAAGTCCAGCGTGGGCAAGTCCGCCAGCAAAACCGCCAGCAATCTGCCCGGCTTGCTCGGCTAGATCCTGCGCTTCCGGGGAACCGTTCAAAGCGGACGTTAGTGACTTGGCTGCTTTTCCACCAGCGTAAGCGCCGCCTGCGGCTAGAACTGCCGCTTCGGGCGCTAGCACACCACCAACTACCATAAATGGTGATGCGGCAGCCGTGGCACCTTTTAGCAGTTCTGTCGCGCCAACCTGCGCCTCTTTTAATGTTTGCTGATGGGTTGACGGAGGAACGAGTTTGCCAAGTCCGGCTGCCATCTCTGGGTAACCGCTCAGCCCAAAGAACGGACTATTGATGTCCGCTGCGGCTTCTTGTGGCGTGGCTTTGCCGGGATTGGTGAACTTCGGACCAACAGGGACAGGAACGGCGGCAGGCTCCTGCGGTTGTACATTTGGCTGCGCTACGCCAGTGGGCGTAAATGGGTGCGGCTGCTGCTGTGCAATCTGCTCTTGGGATGCACCTTGGCCGGGCGAGACTGGGCCAACCGGAAGTTGCGCCGCGCGCCGTTCGCGCTGTTCGGAGGCTAAAGCTAGGCCGGACGCTTCGGGAGATGGGACTGCGCGCGGAGGCTGGCCAATATCGAGGGTGTTTTGCGATGGCGATAACTTGCCACCCTGGAATCCTAATTTTGGAGTTTCTAGTGGCGGATTGGTTGCGGCGGGGAGAACTTTGTATCCGTCAGGCACATCGGAATATGCTGGCGCGGTAGATGCGGGCGGTCCCTGCGTGACCGGTTTGAGCGAGGACAGATCAAACTCAGGCTTGGGAACGGCTTGCGCAGGTGCGGGTGTTCCTGGCACAGCACCGGGGACGGGCGGGGATGGATGGAATACCTTCTTGTCTGAGCCATCATTCATGTACGCATGGGTTTCCCTTGCATACCGGTCAGCGGCGTCGGCGGTGCGGAAGATTCCTAAGTGCTGACGGTTCTTGGCGTAATAGTCGGTGGCTGCATCTTCGAGTTTAGAGTTCGCAGCGCGGTCATTCTTCGGAGGTATTTTCCCGTCATGCGTAAGAAATTTGCCGTCAGCAATCGAAGGAACAAGCGCGTACTGTGGGGCTTTATCATACTTCCCCTTCCAAACGCTCCCATCCTCGTTTACCGGAACCGTGACCGAATAGATGCTGCTATGAGAACCATCATCGTTTGCGATCGATGGGCGATGATTTACGTCCACGTTCCCACGCTTCAGGAGGTCAGGTATAGGGCGCCCGGAGAGCGCACCGGTGTCATACGTTAAGTCCGATTGCGGTGGGGTAATGGGGTTCGCGGCTGGTGCCGGCCCAGCGGGGGGTTGCGGGCCAGCAATCGGCTTTAACGTGCTGAGATCAAAGGGTGGTGGCGTAGGTGGAGCGGAAGGTGCGGCTGGCTTGAGCGTACTGAGGTCGAATACCCCTGCGCCCATCTACTGCGCCACTCCGAGATCAACCGTTCCATCGGCATTTGTCCAGTGCAGTTTTTGGTCAAGTTTGCTCTTGACCGTGTGCGTTGCGCCGGCGGGCTTGGGTACGGGCTGGCCGTGACTGGCAATCGGTTGCGGTCCACCGGGAGCGGGCCCACCAGCGGGAGGAGCGACGGGGCCCCCAGGCGGCACAGTGTCCGATTCATCGCCTTTCAACTGCTCTTGAATATCGTCGAGTTCTTCTTTGGCTTTGTCGAGTTCATCCTGAATCGGTTTACGCTGTTCTTCTGTTCCGTATGCGTAAGCTGGTGATTTCATGATACTTTCGAGACTCTTGACGCGCCCTTCTGCCAGTCTCCCCGCCGCGCGCAAGTTGGCCGCTTCCTGCGCATCGCCTTTGTCGCCTTTCCCGAGTGTGCCGCGCGCTGCCTGCTGAATCTCGTTCAGGTCTTTCAATGTCTGCGGCGACTGCCCGCCGTGCGCCGCGCTCCATACCTTTGTCGCGTTGGCAACGACTGCTGCCGTGTACTCGCCTTCTGTGGGTTGTCGTGGATCCGGCACCTTGCCGTTGAGCAAGTACAGCATCCGGTTCATGCCCTTAAGTTGCAACTGGTTTGCGCGCTGCGTGCGCAAGTCAAACTCTTTTTGGTCCAGTTTAAATTTCTCATCGGCTTTGTTGGCTTCCGTTTCTGGCTTCTGTTCGGCAGTCGTTTCCGCCGTGGCGTGCCCGGCCGCGCCGCCGAAAGCGGTAGCGGCATCCTTCGTTGCGCCTAAACCTTCCTTCCGCGCTTCGTTGGCGCGCTTCCAGTTCTCTAGCGACTCATCATAACTGCGGTTGGTCGTACGCTGGGTCTCTAGCAGTTTCCCGCGGGCGGCTTCGCCTTCAGCATTTGGCGCACTGTACGGAGTCGAGCCTACTGATTCAGGATCAACCGCGCCGCGCACCGCACCCATGACTCCACCTTTGGCAAGTCCCGTCAGCCCGCCGCGCACGCCGCGCCATATTTTTTGTCCGCGAGATGCCTCATACGGCGCATCGTTGAAATTCCGCGCAGCATCGTCGGCGGCGTCTCGGGCCTGTTGCGCTTTCTGAATCGATGGGTCAACCGTACCTAACTGGCTGGCCATCCCTTCCATTGACTTTGCTGTGCGCAGTTCTCCCGTAATGCCTTGCTTTGCATCATCGGTAAGCGACGGGTCGCCAGCCCCACCAACCGCGCCAGCCGTTACCGCGCTGGCGGACGGCTTTGACTGTGCGGGTGCGGACATCATCCCCGGCGGCGGGGTTGCCGACTTGTTTGCCCCCAACCCTTTGAGTAAGTCTGGGTTGGCGCGCACAACGTCAGGGTCCAGTCCCAAAGTCGTGAGCGGACTGGCGGCGCTTGGATACTGCCCGAGTTCTTCTTGGTCGTCCAGCCCTGCTCTGAATTTGTCGTCTGACATTTTTACCTAGCCTCCCGCGCCGCCGCTTTTTGGAATGTTTCCACCAGCGAGTGTTTTGCCAAGTTGTGCGCCAAACGCATCGCCAAACACATCGCCCCAGCCCGGGGTCGTCGAAGCCTGCGCCTGTGTCCTCAGTGCATCGGCTGCCAACTGGCCTTCCTGATTTGCAACCGTGTCTTCCATGCCTGGGATTTTGGCTTCCGCGCCGAGCGTTGCCTCGCCGTATCCGGTCTGTCCGGCAAGTCGCGATTGTGTTGCGCCTGCCTGCTCACCGGCGGCCGCGCGCTGGTTTCGCGCCTGCATGTCCTCAGTCGCCGCGATCGCGCCGCCAGCGTTCTGTCCGGTACGCACCGATTGCCCTTGCAGTGTTTGCCCAAGCGCCTGCGCTCCCGCCGCGGCACTGTCCGCTATCCCTTGATTGGCCGCTGTCTGGAACTGTCCGCCTTGGACGTAAGGATTGGCGGCCTTGAACGCTCCCACGTCTTTTGCGTAATCGGCGATGTCCTGCTGCGTCTGCCCGTAAGAGGTTTGCGCTTCGTTGTTGTACGCTTTGTTTTGCGGGATCGCGGTGTCAATGACTGCTTGCTGCTGGCTCCGGCTCATGCCTTGCCTCCTGGGTCGCATACCACTTGCGCAGATCTTCGTTTTCGCTTTGGTCTATCAGGCGGTAGAAGTGCGTCAGCACTTCCGTTGTGCGGTTCATTCCAAGTATGCGGTCTAGGCCGTGCTCCATTTGTGATACTCGTTCGTTCGGAACCAAGATGTGCAAGTCCTTGTAGCCACGCTCTTTGAGCAGGTAGAAGATGGCTTCCTGTTCGTGCATGGCCGCAATCGACGCGCGCGCGTTGATCCCAAACGACATCATCTCTACCGTCTTTTCAAAGACGATTCCCTGCAGTACTCGGTCGTCCTCGTCGATCACTACCAACGCCAAAGGAATCGACGGCAGGCGCGAGCCCATCGAATCAAAAACCATAGGGCATTGATAAGAAGTGCTATCGCGCTCATTCTGTTCGCGTAACCGTTCGAGCACCGCCGGCACATCAGCTGGCGTCATGTGGCGCAATCTCACTTCAGCGGACCATTCCCGATGCGCACGCGCGGGAAGCGTTCCCGGTAGCGCATGACTTGCGCGTGATGATCGTTAAGAGACGCCAGTTCCTTGTCCGCAACTTTTTGGAAGTCTCCGGGTTGGCTCTGCGATTCCTTCACATGCCCACAATGCGGACAGGATTGCAACTTGAACGGGTTGACCAGTGCGTGCTCCTGGCCAGTGTCGGGATTGTGAAACAGGATCACATGCTGCGCTTGCTGAAGATCTATCCACTGGTCCTTAATTTTCCACGCCATTTACATCGCCGCCGTTCTGGTCATTTCCGTGGCTGTTGTTCCGTTGCACATGAAAGAAACGACGAATACTTTGCCGCTTATTGTTCCGGTTGTAAGAGTGCCACTGGTTTTGAAGTTCGTCAAAAACGTCAGTATGTAAGTGTTTGATCCTGATGTTGTTACTATGAGGCTGGCATTTTCTCCGGCGGTGCAGTTGGTGGCGTTCAGGACTTCGCTTTGTGCGGGTGTCAGGGTAAACACAGTGGCTGTACTGAAATCGACGGACACCGTATTACCCGGCGTTAATGCAGCCGTTCCTATGCCCCCTTTGGAGATTGCGCAGCACCCACCGTTCGCGGTCGGCAGGACTCCCGTAACCTGCGTTGCGAGGTTGATGACGGTGGTCACCGCCATCAAAAACACAGACGAAAGAATTATGACGTAAAGGGCGTATCTGCGGATACTTGACAAGCAATCAGTACCACAAACAATTCAGTTTGGATCCTGTTGGCGGTGCAGTGAGATACGTGATGGTCGCGCCCGAGATCGTGTAATCGTTCCCGGCACCCTGCTGCTGCTGGATGCCGTTCAGGAAGCAGTTGACGTTAGCCGATGCGGCCGGCGTGGGCGAAAGCGTGAAACTGGTATTCGAGCCGTTGATGGAGCCGGATGGCGCGCCCTGGTTAAAAGTCGTCGCCCCATACTGCGGGATGTTGAGAACGCCGGAACTTAATGTAGCCGCGCCGCTGCTGCCGGTTGTCGTCAGCGATTGGACTGGAACCTGAGTTGTCGATGGCGTACCGGAGATGTCAGAAAACGCCGGTTGCGACTGGTGCGGGACGCCGCTGGTGTCGACGTAGGCAATCCAGTTGTGCGCAAGCGACGTGATTGACTGGATGCCGCCGAGGGTCGATGCCGATGGATTCGGCATACTCGTTGCCGGCAATGTGCCGTACACCTGGGTAGCAAGATTCAACTGCGTGCTGGCTCCCATCAGGATGCCCGCAAAGAACAGAACAGAGATTAGCAGCCAGCCCTGTGATCGGGAAACAACTGTTTCGGATTTCATATATGATCTAACTCCTTATGTCTCGGTGCCGAATAGCGTATTCGGGTCTTGCGTCAATCTCCCGCCGTTGCTGCCGCTGGTGCCACCACCCCCGTTTGTCGTGCTGCCGACCATGACCACTCCTACCGGCTCAAGATTGTCGCCAAGTACCTCGCCCAACGTGTTCTTTGTTTGGTACTGCGCGCCATCCCATCCGACATAGATATTGGGGCCAAATGGGATATTCACGATTGTGGCCGATGGACGAAGCGCCTGATTCGCGCCGCGCACCGCCGTGTACGGAGTGAATTGCCCGTTGGGTCCACTGATCGAGATCGCTTCCGCGCCCGCGGTCGTCGGGCTAAGTACGGCGTAATTTGTCTGGTTGAATGCCGCGCCAGCCGACAATGCAGACGATTCGACCAGTCCGGCACTGATCGAGTTCACATCCGTAAGCGTGTATGGCGTCCATGATTTCTTGTCGTAGCTCGATCGCAGGCGAAAGAAATAGCTTCCGCCAGGCGCCGGGATCTGCAACGAAGTGTTGGACGTGACCGGCAACGTCTTCACTCCCTTGCTGAAACTGACAACCGGCGAGTAACTGAGTTCGTGGTAGATCGGTTTCGTGTTGCCTTCCGGGTTCTGTATCGCCACGCTATACACTGCATTTGCACCCGTCACGCTATGTGTCACGCCCACTGGCGGCGCGCTGGCGTTGGACTGTGTTCCGCCCGGCTGAATCAGGTTCCCGCCTGGAGAGAGCGCGGTCAGGTTCGCCAACACAATCTCGTTCATCAGCGTGCGGAAGTCGTCGCGCGCGTCCGGCGGAAGCATGCGCGCCACTTTCTCTACGCGGCTGCGCGCATCGGATTGAATGGTTTGGCTCATGCCGCCTTCTGTCTCCGTGCCCTGCTGGATTCTGTTCGATGTTTCGTACACTCCCTACAGTAGACAAACTGCGCGCGTGATCCCGTAAGTTCGATGCCGCATCCGACACACCAATGGTTTGCCTTCATTTCGGCATAGTATTTACGAGACAACGAGTAACACCTTTCACAAGTTCTCTTGCCATTCCGACGATCACCACCGCACTGACATAATCCGGCAGCGCGATTCTTAGCTCGAAAACGTTCAACTGCTGCACGAACAATGATGCGGGTTCGTTCCTCTCTCGCGGTGTCGCGTGCTTGTAGTTTGGCTAGGCTCATCTATCCCCCGGATCGCGCCCAAACGTGAACGGAATCACGTAACTAGTCATTGCCTTCAGGCTAATCCACGTTCCGGGCTGCCCATCACCATTGAATCGCGGGCGCCAAAACTCGTTGACTGCCGGCGTACACTTGCGCGTAATCCCCGCTACCTGCTTGGGGCTAAGCGCGATCTGATCCATCATTACCTCTTCTTCCTCTTGGATCAGTTTCGGCTCCCCGCCCTCGTCCGTTACCATTTCCCGGCTCGCTACGAAACTAGGAATGCAAATCCCCTGTCCGCAAGCGTTCAGGTTGAAACCTTCCGGCTTGCACACGGCCTGCATCATGCCCGAGCTCATCGTCTCGTACTGCCACGGTATTCCGCTGCCGTTGTCCGAGAATATCCCTGGCGTGCGCGCCTGCACGGTTCCATCTCCACCGCTCGAAGCAAAGAGCAGTTGCGTCAACGCGAAACTGGAATCGGGCAACGTCTCAAAACTTGGGCCATTGAGGTAGGCATTCCCGCCCGGCGGCAAGGTCCGCTCCATCCTGAGACAGATAAAGGCGCTGACGGTCCACGAAGGAGACCACCGGCGCGCCGCATCCATCGAAATCTCGCGCCCTGAGAAAGTCGAGAAGTGAATGGGATTGTTCCATCCTTCGATGTAGCTGAGAACAAAGTCCGCATTCGGGACCATGCTCGATCCAGTTGGGACCAGCACATGAACTGTGTGGGTATCCTCGTCGATGGTAACGCTGATCGTGTCCCCAGCCGCCCAGTTGATCGTGCTCCATAGCTTCGGCACTTCTTTCGACATCATGTCCGGGTCGCTCTCGCTGTACTTGTAGAGCCCGCTCCGGTGCGCGAAGATAATGAACTTGCCGCACGCCGACCATGCCCGAAACCCACATGGCCCTAACTGTTGCCCTGGATCCGTTCCACCCCACCGCCGAATCGCCGACCAGCTTGACGGGTCGCCCGTATTCGCGCCCAGCGAAAAACCCCCACTCTTCATCAATGCGAACGGAATACCTTTGTAGACATCCGTGACGCCATAGCAAACGTCGCCCGCGCTCGATATGGGCACCGGGCTCAAATCTCCGTAGAAGCTCTCGTAATCGGCTTCCAGGCTGATCCACGTCCCGCTTGAGTACCCCGGCACGCCAGTGATGGCCAACCGATCAAGCCCGGCAAGGTAGTCGACGCGCACGCCCTGCGGAGGGATGGTAATATCCAGCCGGTCATCGACGTTATTAGAGTTCACCAGATACGAGTCTGTGAAATTGAAAATGCCGGAAGTTGTTGTATTGTCAAGGAATACGGTCGCAGACTGTTGCACATTAAACACAAGTGTCTGCTGCGGATAGACTACATTCTGCGATGGAACCTGCAAGTCGACCAATCCAATCCAGTTGAACGGTCCTGCCTGGGTGCCGTCCGCGATCGAGAATGGGATGTACCGGCCAACGATGTTTGGCGGACCAGTGGGAACATTAAAGACACCAATCTCGTATCCATCGAGGTCGATGATGGTGGAGACCACGCTTGCCTCCGTAAAACCGGAGAAAGTCTCCATCTGGTTGATCCAGCCAAAAGCAGCATAGCGATAGCCTTGCGTGCCGTTCGCGCCGCCCGTCGACGTGTCGGCCGCAATCGCTCCGCCCGGGCCAGTCGTGTTGGTGATCGGCGGCGGTCCACCTGTGGCCGTGTCAAGGATGAACGGCGTGGCGCCGGACTGGTAGTACCCCACCAGAGCAAAGGCTGATGGGTTAGGCGCGGGTGTTCCGGTGGCAACGTCCGCTTCGTAGATCCCAACACTTGAAATCGTATAAAGTTGCTCGTTATTTGGCCCAAGCGGATATGACACGGTGACGGCGATGAAGTCATCGGCGTTCGTGTTGATGACGCTCGCCAACGGTCCAAGAGTCGTTTCGCCTTGCGCGTTGGTGTAAGTCTGCGCCACGTACACATCGCGCCCGGCGGGGAAGCTGCCAGTAGGCAACGTCGCTGTATTGACCAGCGGGAAGTACGGGCCAGAGCCAAGTCCAAGAATTGTTTGGGTTGTCCCAAGCGGATACGGCGTCGCGTTGTAGCGGTTGAAATTCGGTGCCGCGGCGCCCCCGTTCCAGATATAGACATTCATCCCGGTAACGCTCAAGCCATAATTGTTGCCGATGATGACTTCGATTCCCTGGCCGTTGGACTGGATGACGACCGATAGACCGTAAGGATTGCTGCCCAGCGGGGGGCTCGGCGTTGTCTCGCCATTGGCGTTTACCAATGTGAACGCGAGATAAGTTTGCTGCCCGGCAGTAAATGAACTGCCCGAGCCGCCTAATACCACCGCTGGAACCGCTGGCGGGTTGACTACGCTGCCCGCCGGAACACGTTGAATGTCAGGGATAGTTGTCGGCGTCGGCAACTGCCCGGGCGTCACTCGCGCCGAGCATACCGTAGGCGGCGCCGCGCCAGTCCCGTTCGTTGTGACGTTTACCACGGTTCCCAACGCTACGCTCGAGCCATACAGTTGATACTCGCTCTGCGGAGGAACTGGTCCGCCAACCGGCGCGCTGGCGACGTACACCTTCGCCGCGGTCGGAACATAGATATAGGCCAGCCCGCGAATCCATCCCGCCAGTTGCGCGAGTGCTGGAATAGGCACATTGACGCTCGAACTACCTGCCAGCGTCTTTATCAGCACCGGCGTCGATGGCAATGTTTCGCCTTGCCGATTCAGAAACGTAATCATCACGTACACAAACTCATTGATGGCGAAGCCACCGCCACCAGCCAGCGTCAGAACAGGCGCACTTGGCGGCGGCAAGCGGTTGGCAATCACCATCGTGTGCTCTTGCCAAACGATCCCGTTATCGTTCACCGTCCCAGATTCAGTCAGCGGCCAGATAGGCTCCTGGGACGCTTGCGCCGCGGTTGTTCCCGCGTTCATTGCCTGGTACGTGTGGCCGTTGCCGGTCGTGGGTGTTGACGGTGTGCAGATTTCTCCTGCCAGTACGGGCGTTCCTGGCGCCCAGTTAAACCCGACCGGCTTCATTCCAAACGGGTTGAGAGTCAGCGCCTTCGGATCCATCGTGCTCAGTCCGCTCAGCGGCTTTGTGAGATCGCTGTACGCGGAAAACACTTTGTTGCCGGCACTGGCTTGAATCGCGTGCGCGCCCTGCGGCTCAGTGAAATTGGTCTGAGGAAACTTGACCATGTGGCCCGAACCAACCGGGCTTTCGTACTGCGAGCCCTGCGTTGGTTGAAACGCGAGCGGCATTTGAAAGAACGGGTCGGTGATTCCTTCCGGCGAATAGATGAAGCCGAATAGCCCAGTAACCGGCTCGGCCGCATCAATGCACTGCATCGCCGTGTTTTTCCCGGCGCGAGTCGTGGCGCAAGTTGGGCCGCCGGATTCTCTCGTAAAATCAAACTCATTGCACACCGACGCTAGACCAACCGGAAGATTGGTTGGATCGTCCGAATCAACTAATCCCAGCATCCGATTTTGATTGACTGGACGACCAAACCAATTGATATAAATACCCTCTAGTGAGCAATATTGCTCAGACTTTCAAACGTGCGCTTCCGTACAGTGTTGCCATTCCTAACAAAACACCTATGGAAAGGACTTGCTATGGCAACTGCGACAATTCCGCACCTAGCACCCAACCCACCACCTCAACCTGTACCAACTCTTTCGCTGGAGAAGTGGAAGCAGCGAATCTTTCAGGATGCGCATGCCCGCGAACAGTTGCAGGCATTGCGCTGTGTCCCCGCAGTGATTCTCGAACTGGCGTGGTCGGATGGTTACGAGCCATCAGTCCCAAGCCTGATTCAGTTTTGCGAAGCACCGCGTAAACCGTGATACCTTGGCCGCCAGTCTGACGCTGGCGGCTTTTACTGCTCTGAGCGAACGTATGCAACCAGTGTGACGTTGCCGGCGAGTTCTGCTGCCGTGTAAGCAGCGTTTGTCGCTTTCTCTGTCCCGCCCGGCTCGTACATGATGAGGCCGATGTTGGTAAGCGTTGGCTTCGCAGGAATGTTGACGGCGACGTAAGAGCCGCCAATCGCTTCGTTGATCACACCCATGATTTTCGGTGGCTGCGTGAGAATCAGGTTGTAGGCGAGGCTCGGATCTGTGACTCCGCCGTCCGCGCCGTTGTTCTGCGAGGGTTCAAGGTTGATGAGGTCGCCGGTGCCGTTGACACCATAGTTCCCCTTAAAAGTAGCGGTGAAGAAGAGTGCTTTTGTATTGTTGTATTCGCCTTCACCGGCGTAAGCGAGTTGCACTGACATTGTTGTTTCCTCCTGTGGAAGTTGTTAGAACCAGCCTGATCCTGTGCCCCAGCCCCAGCGATAGCCACCGGCATCGCACATGATGGCTACGCGCCGCGGGTTGGCCTGGGACTGTCGAATAATGTCCGCGACGATGTTGTCCGTCATCGCTGTCGCGCGCTCCATGTACCCCTGCAGAACGGCGGGATTAGATCGCTCTACGCCCACCAACGAACAGGAGGCGTATGAAAGCACAGCAGTCATTTTGGGATAGAGCACCAGCCGGTCACTATCGCTGACCAGTGGCGGCGCGTTGAACCGTCCGTAAACCTGAACGTCGACCGGACCAGCCACCGGAGTAATTGACAGTTGGTTGCCAATCCACGCCCACGTTACCTGACATTCGTATGTCCCAGGCGTCAAACCGGGAGGGTTGACGTGCGGCAAGGTATCCCGCGGTCCCGTCGCCAATGTATAGAACTGCGGTTGCTGGCCGGCAGTTTTAGCCCAGAGCTTGAGCGGATCTGAGAGGCCGAACAGTGGGCCACGGTTGTTGGTCGGAACCGCAACCCACTGCTGGTAGGGGAAGAGCGAGGAAGTGCCGGGCGGGATTTCCAAAACTTCAATGACGGCTTCGAGGTTTTTCCCGCTGGCGTTCTTGATGCAACTTTCCAAGTCCTCATACGCTTGCTGAATCAACGGCATGAGATAGCCGCGCGTCACCCACTTACCTTGCGGGTCTCCCATGAGGGACTGACAACGTGCGACTACATCGCCAAGCGTATTTGGAAGTGGAGAGTCTTGAGGCATCTAGTTCTCTTTCTTCTTCTTCTTCGGTTCATCGTCCGGCAATTCAAGTAGCGCGATGTTGGCGCGGCGCCGCTTTGTTTCCGCCAGAATCAACGCAAACTCTTTGCTGTCGGCATCGTAGGACGCCAGCCGGTCGGCGCTGACTGTCTTACCGGCAAGAAACGCTTTGCAGGCATCGAATGGTGAATTGCAATTCTTGCAGAAGTATTGTTCCGGGTTGCTCTGCCGTTCGTGGCAGTCGGGACAAAACACCGCTTCGATGCTTGGAGAGTCGTGCAACCGCTTCGATGCCCACGGCTCCGGCTCCGTCTTGTATTTCATTGCCAGCGCCCAGTTATGCCAGAGAACGTGATAGTTGCTCTGCTGGTTGCGGATAATGTCCGAATTGCTGGTTGCGTAGGCGTGACCTTCGGCAATCACTTTCTCCGCGTAGTCGCGCTGCTGCTGCAGTGCCGCTTCGAGATTTACCTGGAACGATTCGCGTTCGACGGTGTAAACCACGCGCCCGCTGCCGTCCAGCGTTGTCTCGGCTTTCGGCACCCACACTTGGCCGCCGTTGCGCTCCAACCGCTTCACGTCAAGGGTGTGAATGTCACCCTCGAAGATGACTACGCCGCCCATGAATTGCGCGTCGGCCGCGCCAGAAACGTAATGCGAATAAAACTGGTGCGCCAATCCGATTGGCGGAATGTATCGCGCTTCGATCACGGCCGCATCGAATCCGGCAAGGTTATCGTTTTGCGTTCCGATAGTGACGGGCCAAACGTGCGGCTCCGTCAACGTCATGTAACTGGCCACAAAGCGGCGCCCCAGGTGCGTGACGGCAACTGTCTTGCCCGCGCCCGCGGCGGGGACACTCCATCGCTGGAGTTCCCCGTACAGGTGCAATCCCAAGGGATTGAAGTTTAGAACGGTGGCCGGCGTGCATGGCCCTTCCCATCTATCGTCCCGGCGAAAGGTTCCTTTCTTTAATTCCTCGCGCTTTTCGCGCATGATCTGCTGGCGGCGGCGCGCTGACTTTGCGCCCGCGTACTTCATCGCCATTTCCCCGGCGGCCGTCCCTTCCAGCCGCTTCAGTTCGGCGCGCAGTGCAGAGACAACTGACTCTTTGCGCATCCGATCTTCGAGGTTGACGGTAAGTTGGTCCTCGCCTTCGCGTGCAGGCGCATCCGGCGGCAGTTCGATCTCAATTGCGGGCGTTGCGTTTAACTCTGGCATTTCGGGTTTCTCCTGTAAATAGAAGGGCGGACGAAGCCGCCCGCTGAACAACTAATAACCGAGGATTTCATGGAGTTCGGTAATTTGCCTTTCGATGACATTGGCGAGACTCCGCACGCTGTCGACATCGCTGCGAAGGCACGGTTGCGGCGGCTCGGGACACTTAGCGTTATCGGAAGGTCTCGGGCCAAGATATTTTTGCAACAAGGCGTCGAGAGCGCTTCGACATGAAACCAACGTAGAAATACTCGTGTTTATCACTTGGCCAACCGTCTCCATCTTTTGGACTGGCAACGGCGTGCGCGGGTCCATTGCTACTTTTGTTTCTGCTGCTCCGTACATTGCGATTCTCCTTTTGCGTTACGATTTGGAAAGATGTGCTACGTATTGCCTTCCGCCTAGCCGCTACGTAGCCTCACGGCGCGCGGTGATCTGAGCGAAGGAGCACGTAGCAAGGCAGTTCCCGAACAGCATCAGAATAGGTAACGTAAACCTTCTGTTCAGGATCGGCGTTGCAGATTTGCTCGTTCGTCGGAGTAAAGTTGTCAATGGGCACCTCCTGTTCTGTGGAGGTTAGCCCCACTTCTCGGCTGCGCCCAGATTTACGCCCCCAACCGTTTCCGCAACCAGGTTGCGTACCCGCTGCGCGTTCGTGCTTACACTACGAAGGACTGACGAGATCCCCAGTCGATGTTGTGCTTCCAGTTCTTGCTCAAAGGCTTCCACTTGCTCATCGTTGCGCTGCTTTTCCCATGCGACCATCGCTTGCTGCGCATTGACCCAGTTAACCGGGTTCGCCCGCTGCTGCGCGTTGTAGCAGCGAATAGCTGCCTTGATGTCGCCTGCGGCCGCGATTGACTTCCACGGTCCACACGGCATCATCATGTAGTCGCCACGATTCGGAAATGCAGCCAGCAATCGCGTGCGCCCGTCCTGCGCGCGCTCCGTCTCCCAGCTTTCCCGAGATCCCCAGACTGAGGCTGGGAACCAGCGTTGCAGTATCCAGCCTTTTGCGCGATAGCGCGGCACCCAAAACTCGCCCACTTCTGTCCGGTCGGGCACCACATTGACCGGATGGAAGTCATCCGGCAATTCGCGCGTGTCTCGGGTGATATGGTTCTGCTGCCCGTAGCAGTGGATGCGGCAGTTTTCCGCGAGCACTAAGCGCCAGATAGCTTGACCATCGGGTGTGAGGCCACCGTACTCGCGGAGGTCGTCAAGGATGTGCTGCGGTGTGTCCTTCTCGGGGCGATCTTCGTACACTCAGCCATCCTCTTTCAGCACGTTAGCAATCGCGCGCGCCAGGAGTTGTAACTCCGCAAGGCTTAACGTGCGCTTGTCAGGGTGCATCGGTTGCAACACTTGAAACTCTTTGATCTCGCCCGAGCGAGACTTGTAACAAACGTGCGTAACGTGTTTAGGAAGCGCGATTTCTTCGGACATAAAAGTTCGCGCCGGAGCTATTCACCCCGGCGCGGCTCAGGTTTGTTACAGACTAGACCGGCGCAGTCATTGCCGGACTGATTCCCAAGTTGTTGACCACCGCGTGACACCAGATGTAATTGGTGTAGAAGTTGTACGCGTCCTGGTATAGGATGTCGCGCTCAGACGTTGCCTGTCCGCCCTCGTAGCGCGGCCACCAGAGGCCGTTCAACGTGCCGGGCAGGAACTTCTGCGAGCCCGGGTAACGCACCTTGCGCAGATGCGAACCGCTGACATCGTACAGAGTGTTGATCGCGGCCATCGTGTCAGTCTCAACTTCCTGGTCGCCAATCATCCACTTTGCATTGCGGTTGGGCACGATGTCGAAGTCTGCCAGTTTCCCATTGGTGCTCATCAGCGTGGTCTTTGCGAAACCAAGCTGCTGCGCAGTCGACTGCTGCACGTTATGGGTGTAGTAGAATCGCTGTCCCTCTTCGGAATCAGGGCCAGCGGCTTGCTTCTGGCGGACGTTCAGCGCGGTGATAATGCCGAGCGTGAGTGTGGCATTGTTCGCGTTGACGCCGGGTGCCTGCATCTGCGGCAGGGTCCGAGAAATGCCGTCGACATCGCCCACGTTGGACACGGAAATCATGTACTGCATTCCCTGCGGTCCAAGCGGAGCGCCCGAGGTTGCATTCATCAGAAGGAACGATGAACCAGCCACGAGGCCAGCGGGTACGGCATCGAGCGTCACGGTGTCGATTGTGCCAGCGGTCGAGTTCGACTTTTGGAGAATCGTCGGTGTGCCGATCGCGTTGTAATTGCCGGACGCATCGGTTGCCAGCACCATGTTATTGATGTCCAGCAAGCGGTTGCCGAAGGGCACGTTAGCGAGTTGGACAGTATTGCCGCCGGCGTAAGACGTATCGACCGTCGCCAGGACAAACTGGTTGTAGCCCTGCGCGAGCGCGCAGCGGACGTGAGCCATCTTCGACTTTGCCTTGGAAACCATGCGGCTGATCGGCTTGACTACTTCGAGGCCCGAACTCTTCTCGATGCGATCCAGCAATTCAGTTGCGCCAAACGCCATCAAAATCGGAATGGGCACAACGATGAACTGTTGGTATTCGGGACCGGTGCCAGTGAAGTACGGCCCGCCATCGGGATCGTAGGAACCGGGCTGCCCGCCTTCGTCGAACAGGATCGGGTGACGATACTTTTCCTTGCCCATATCCATTGTGCCGGCGGCCTGGAATCGCTTGTCGATGCCTCGGTCAAGGTTCTGTGAAGTCGCTACCATGTCGTTCACTACCTGCAACATGATAGGAAATTGCGATTGTGCTGTCGTGTAATTGGGAGACGGCATAGAAATATCCTTTCTCTCCGTGAGATTGAGTGTGATCTAAGGGGGCGCTGCTTACGGTCTCGTCCTTATCGAAGGACGGCTGCGGAGAGAAAATATCGGGAGTTGCTAACCACCATACTTCTTTTGTGCGTAGAGAGCCATGATCGTTGCTTCTTTATCAGCGGCGCTCATCGCACCAAAACTTGCATCTTTCTTGGCTTCGCCTTCGGCCCAGGAGCGAAGCTGCCCATCGTTCATTGCTGATGGTACTACGGTTCCCGCGCTTTGCGGTTCGATTCTTGCCGGCGATGCCGAGGTTGCTGGCTTCTTGCCGGACATCTTGCGCATATCATCGTGAATGCGTTTGACTTCGTTCTCAAACAGCTTTGGCAGGTAGATACCGCGCAAGCGGTTGACTTCCGCGATGCGCGCCTCTTTCCCGGGGGCTCCCATTGCCTGCAGTTGCGCCAGTTTCGCAACGTGCATCGGGTTACTGTTGATCTTGGCATTCAGGGCCAGGTATAGCCGTGCGCCGAAGGCAGAGACCTTGGTTTCCTGTCCGGTTGCTGGGTTAATCCATTTATCCTGCAGCACGAAGTCAGGAATGTACTCGCCACGCTCACGCATCTGCGAGATAGTGGTTTCGATGTAACTGTTTAGCCCTTGCTCGTAAGCCTGCTGAACGTCCTTGTCAACGGCTTTCGAGGCCGCTTTGCGGGTCTCAGTCGATTGTTTTCCCTGCTTCGCGTCGAGTTCGCGTTGCTGCTCTTCGAGTTTCTTTTGAAACTCGATTTGCTCGCGGGTCGCGTTGGCCGGCAGGGTTGGAAGTTTCTGGCTCGGATCGGTCGGCGCTTTTAGCCGCTCCATCACAAAATCGAAAGCTAACTTTTCATACTTGGCATCTCGCAAGGCTTCTTCGTCGGCTTCGCGCGCTTCCTCGTTGGGATAGACACCAGCCATGCGCGCTTCGATTGCCGCAATCTGCTGCTGCGCCGAAGCGGCAAAGTCCTGCATTGCCGTGCTGGCTGCCCGGTGAACAAATGGCTTGAAGTCGGGCGCGAGTTTTGGATTACCCTGCGCATCTTTGACTTCTGCGCCTTTGTCGTCGCGCTCTTTGAAAAACTCAAGTGTCTGCTCCCATGCGGGCTCAACCATTTCTGGATCGTTGGCACTGAGCATCCAGTTGGTTTGCAGGCTGACTAGCCGGTTCGCGTTCTCTACAGCAAACTGCGCTTCTTCGGCAGTGGAAACAATGTCGAGCACTGGCTTCGCCGCTTCCAGTCCGCGCGCCATTTCCATGATCTCGGTACGCAGTTCTGGATTCTTCTCGAACGCGGCTTTCAGTTCAGGACTTTTCGAGGTCCATTCCTCAACCTTGGCAGGCGTGGCGGCTACCGGCGGTTGGCCTTCGGGTGGCTTTGCTGCTTCCGGTTGCTCGCCTTCTACCTGATTGACGGCCTCGGCAACAGTTTCAGCGGGTGCCTCAACTTCCGGCTCGCCTTCGGCCAGTCGCTCAGAGCGAAGTTTGTTGGCTTCTTCGGGGTGTTGCAAGTTCCATGCGCCAGAGTCCTGAATAAACTGATCCATCCCTGCTTGGTTGTCGGGATAGTCGGTTGACTTCGGCGGCGCGGGAGCCGTTGCCGGATCGTATTTTGCCGGTGCTGCGGGTGCAGCGGCGGCCGGTGTCGATGGTGCTGCGGGCGCTGCGGGTGCCGGAGTCGACGGCGTAGATGATGCTGGCGGTGCAGGCGCGGGTGTAGATACGGGCGCGGGTGCGCTCGGCGCGGACGTTGCTGCTGGTGCGGGTGCTGCGGGCGCTGCTAGTTCGGGCATTGCATTTTCTCCTTTAGAATCACTTGCCGCCAGCCATCAACTTTGCAGCATCGATGGTTGTGGAAACAATTTCTTTTGCTGAATTTACCTGGTCTTTCGCGCCACCGGTTAGGGCAGGATCAATCTGCGCGATCGCGGTTAGCCGCTGAATCGCAATCTGTGCTGCCTCGATAAGTTGCTGCATCTCGGCTTGAATCTGCGGGTCGGGCTGTGGCTTTGGCGGTGCGCCAGCCATTTGTACCTGGGTCTTTTTTGCTGCTGCCTTCGCAGCCACTGCCGCATCCATCTCATCGAGCGCGTCCCAGTACGCTGTCAATGCTTGCCATGCTTGCGGGTTTTCGGTGCGGATCTCGAAGTGCTCCAGCATGTACCGCTGCACAACCTGCTTGGCAATCGGGAAGTTTTCCATCTTGTCCGGCATTACCGGTAACGTCATACCCTGACTGCCATCCGGGTTCAAGGTTGGCTGCATACCGCGCTCGATGATGGTTTGCATATCCGACTCGGTTTTGAGCCGTTGCGCTTCGTCAGGCAGGACAGAGCCGGGTATTTGCGAACTGAGCGCCAAGTCCTGATTCTCCGGCACAGCAAACCACTCGGCCGCGGCCGGGTTGCCTTTTGATAGTTCCTGAAACATCGTTTGGATCGCGGTGCGGAGTTCTTCGGGCGATACGGGCAAGTCCTGATCTTCGTCAATTGCTACTTCGACGTTGCCCTGCATCTTTGACCAGTCCACATCGTTGTTCTTGAACACGCCGCCGCGTTCTTCGATAACTTGGAGGATGTTGGTTACGGCGCCTGATTTCATCAAGGCTTGCAAACATTCGATTGCGTTCTGCGATGCGCAAGCGTGCTCGTCTTGGACGTTTTCCCAATAGGGTTTCAGTGTGGTCGCGGCGCGCGCCAGTTGTAATTGCTGGCCGCCGAGTGTTTCTACATCGTCTTGCGTACCCTGCCCGCTCAACTGTCGCGGGATGCCCATAATCAACTCGGCAAACGTCATCAGCATTTGTGGGTAGTTCCAGATCGCTGGATTGAGCGGCATATCGAAGTGGGCAAACACTTCTTGCAACGGTCTTGGTTCACCGTTAACGCGCATCGGGATAGGAACGATCGTGCCCGATGGCAGAGCTTTGCCGCTCATCTTTTCGGTATCAATGCGACCAGCATCGGCAACATTCAGTCCGGTTGGAACACGAGAACAGTAATCGTCAAGGATCCACATGACGCGGTTAAACCGCGCATTGAAGCTCACCGCAATGTTAGCCAGCGCGTTACAGAAAACTCCCTGGTTCGTGTACAGAGCGGAATGGCTCCACTCTTTCACCAGCACCGCGGCGCGAATATCTACGACGACTTCCCCTACCATCGAGATTTTGAGGCCATCAGGGAATTTTTCTTTCATGCGCTGCGCAAATCCCCAATCCTTCTTTCGGTAGTAGGCCATTGGCTTAACCCACACTTCCGAATAGGTTGGGTTCATCAGTTCGTTATCGGCTGTCATGCCGCCCAGCGCGCTCACCATATCCGTGCGGGCCAGTTTCTCCACACTGGCGTTGGCGGTCGTGGGAGCTTCGGCGCCCGGCTGAATCTTGTCCCTGAATGTTGGGAACATCTCACAAGCTTCGCCAAAGTCAATCTCGCAGTCTTTGGCAAGAATCGGGGTCATGTATAGCGGCTTGTCGCCCTTTGCCTTCGGATCCACGTCGATTTCGAGCGGAGAGTGTAGGGACCATTTAACGCCAGCGCGCGGCACCTTCTTTACGCCCGCCATCGTCATGCTCATGCGGTTGCCTTCGCCGGCTGCGTAGTAACTTTCCTGCCCCATCCATGCGCCGCACTGTGGGCAAGTCATTCCTTCCGGAGAAGTTGCGGGAGATTCGGCACCGCACTGTGGACAGATGTAATGCGGGCCAGTCTGAATCTCAAGGTCGGCAAACTCCGGTTCTTCGTCGTAGCCGAACATATTGCCGTCAATCACTGCGCGGGTGTACCGGAAGTAGCTCCCAAACAAAAAGAGCATTTCAAAGATTGAGCGGATAATTTTCCGCATTTCGTTCTGTTGCTCGAGGATGCGCAACGCTTCGACGGCCGCTTTTGCCGTTACTGTGTCCTGCAGGCTTGGGTCAGAGTTCCGCGGCCTGACTACTGTCTTAGGTACTGCCCGGCTCATGGTTGCCGTGAACACGTTGCAGAACATCAGTGTGAGCGGGTTAATCCACCGCTCAAGGTCCGTATCTTCGCCTGAGTCCTGGCCCTGCGCGCGCGCCCACGCAAGAACGTCATACCAGCAATTCGACGATGTATCCCACCGGATAATCTGAATACCGCGCCAGTAAAACAGATTCTCCATCCACTGCCGGATACGCTCTAGCCGGTCCTGCGACCAGCTATTTCGGTAGTCGGTGATGGTGTCGACGAGCATTTTCTGATCGAAGGCAGAGACGCCTTGCGTCGAAAATGGCTCGTTCGGGTCGGTCTGCAACGGGTTTTCAGGGCCGGGAACAGTGACGTTCTCCGGTGTGCCACCACCTTGCAATCCGCCTTGTGGATTACCAGCATCCATGCCTGGCGCTCCGTTGAGTCCCGCAAACGCTGCCATCTATCGAGTCCTCGCCCTGAAACGTGATGGGATAGCGGTCCCTCGCGGGAAGGCTTGGTCAAACTGAAACAGTTTCTTGTCGATCGGCGTGGTAAACGGTTGCGGTTCGGACTGTGGCTTGTCCTCAACTTCGGGTGCCGCGACCGGCACAGGCGCCAATAATCTCTCGAGCAATGCCGCGCGCTCAGTTTCGGACGCTGCGAGTTGTGCGCGCACTTCGTCAAGCAATGCGCGCGATACCCAAGGCCAGCGCACTACGACCATTCCTCAAGAATGATGCCGCCGGCGTTCTCGGAGTTTGTTGTCAGTTGCAGGATGACCGTGCCGTTGGCTCCGACATAGTTGCCATACGCGCCATGAACGCGACCAGCATCGCCGCCAAAGATGATTGGCTCATACGTGCTGCCCTGCTGCCCGTTGGAGTTTGGCAGCCACACTTGGAGGTTGGGCGGGCTGGCCTGCGGCGGAACAACCCCAGGCGGCTGCGTTGGCGGCGTTCCCACTGCTGGCTGCGTGTCAATGTAGTAGCCAGTCAAGCCCTGCTGCACGCCACCGTTGTAGGAAGGATCTTCGATAACAGTTACCTTCGAGGCCATGATGGTCAGCGTGATGTTGGTCATCGCCCCACCTTTGGCGTTGATTGCGACGTTTGTTCGCTTTGGATTTACTTCTGCCATAAAGTGCCTCTCAGGCTGCTAGTTTGTAGAAACGCAATCTTCCCGAATCAATCGTTTTGACGTTGCTGCCATCGGTTGCCCATGTGGGCAGGTGCGTGTCCATCGACATATCGAAGTAGGACGTAGCGCCGCCGGTCGGATCGGCAAGGAGCGGTGGCTGTGCGAAAATAGCGGACGCCGCTATTAGCGAATCCTGCCACGATGGATCAGTGGATATTGGCATCTTGGTGGCGTTGATGTCGTTGTGGTTGAAACTCGAATACTGCCACGGCAGCAAAATTACAGACTCATAGTCATGGCCCCACCATCCCGGGCGGTTGACGCGGTTCCGAATCGACCACGCAACCGCTACCTTGGTATCTACCGGTTCTCCACGCGCCTCGCGCCAGATGCATAGCGCAAGGAGCGTGAAGTGGTAGGCGTCTTGGATGCCGAGTGTCATTTACGACTTGTTGGCTTTCGCCGCTCGTTCCTGCATCTTCTTCAACTTCTTTGCTTCCTGTTTGCGGACGCGTTCAAGTTTGGCCGCACTGGCCAGGGAGTTGTTGCCAAAGCCAAGGTTGACTCCAACCGAAGCGATGGTGGTAAATCCCTTCACGGTATCGAACGCCAACCGCTCTTCGTGCAGGTCAAGCAAAGTGATCGAGTATTTCCCCATGCCGGTCGGGTCGTAAAGGATGCCCATACCGAAGCCGCCGCCGAGATGGTTGGTGGCCGAGTTGCCTATGGTCGTGCGGCCCACGCCGGCACCAGCGTTGACGTAAGTCGAAAACTTGTTGCACGAGATGTTTGTCGTCACCAGTAAGGGACACACGTACTTGTCGAGGCTGTACTGGTAACTTCCCCCAAAGAATGAACCGTTGGCGGCCGGGAAGATGAAATTATCCTCTCGGAGTGAGCCGTAGGTCGAAATCCCGTATGTGCCGTAGATATCCACTCCGGTGCTCCCGAAGGGACCATTCAATGCCGAGAATGACAACTGGCCGGATGGCACGGCTTGAGCTGACATCAGGCAGGACAAAAGACACAACAACGCAACTGCGTATACTTTGCGCATCGGGTAAAGCCTCCTTAAATTTGTGTGGAACGAGTTGGAATTAAGCCTTGCTGAGACCGTTGCGGTACCAGGCGTAGAGCGCGAAAGCAGCAACTACAACCTGCTGCACGCCGCCTGGAAGCGCGCTGTATGCTTTCAGGAAAAGATCGTGAACCTGCGGCACGCCAGCGTAGGCCGCGCACAGGAACACAAAGATCGCAGCCAATGTGTGCGTAGTGATGGAATACTTTGCGAGAAACGCTTCGATCTTGGTCATATTTATGTGTGCCTCCCTCTGAGTTCAACGTTTTGTACCCTGGCTTCTATTGCCGAGATTTTCTCACCATGTCGCCCAATGATCTCCCACTGGCGCCCCTGCTCGTCATCCAATGCAAGGAACTTTGCCACATGAGCATCGTGGCGCCGATCGTGTTCACTGACTTTGCCAGTGAGTTTGCCGTAGACGTAAGCGCCTACGATGATTTGGATCAAGATCCCGCCGAGTGAAATCCAGCCTTCCATCGCCATTGACGTTCTCTCCCCTGTGGTTTGTGATTAGGCGGTGATTTCAGCGAGATCGACTTGCAACTGAGTCAGGTTGAAGCCTGAAGCGGAGAGCCCGGCAGCATTGATCCAGTCCGGGGAAAGGACGACATACGCTTCGTCGCCGTAGTCGTGCAGAAAGTTGTGACTCATTTTCAGTGTTGTTCCCCAAGTAATGCAGGTCCGCGTCAGCGGAGACGCGGCTACGATCGGTATGCAGTGGCCGCCCCAGCTTCCCGGCTGGCCATCTGCCGATGCCGTACCGCCGTTGGGGACTGTCCATGCGGACTGCCCCTGCGCTGAGTTTGGCAACTGCACGCCAGTGTAAAGGTTCCCGAACAGTTGGATCGCCAACCGCACTTCAACATCGTTTGTCCAGTCAACGGCGAGGAACGCCATGATTTTATGGCCGGCGAGTCCGGTCTGTCGCCAGTAGTTCAGGAAGGCCAGCATGTTTGTGCCGTTATCGGAGTTTGGGTTTCCAGGGTCGTAGCCGCCGACCTTCTCATAGGCGTACAAAATGTCCTCGTCGACTGGCTGGTAAGGATGGCCAGCGTAGAAGTTCCATTGCTGTTCCATGTGCCCGGCGGCGGCGACAACGCAATCTCCAAGAGAATCGTTCAGGTACATGGGCAACGGCTCGGTCGCGGCGAGCTTCGTGATCCACGAAACTTCGGCTGGCGGCGGCGGAAGCGGCGAAGGAAGGTAATCGCGCAATTTAAGCGTGCGATTTAAGCGGTCGACGTGCGCGGGAGACTTGCCGAGTTTTAAGAGTTTTCCATTGAGGTACATTGCGATTTCTCCTATGCTGCGAGTGTTGGTGGTACGTGTTTCCACGTGAAACCATTCACAGCCTTCCATATGGCCCGACCAGATACACCAAATCGCTTACCCAAAGCTGGATAGCTATGACATCCACTGGCGTACATCGCGCGCGCCATAACAACATCTGCTTCGGTAAGTTTCGCACTGCAATGACTCGTTCCGCGCGGAATGTTGGTAGGGTCCGGTAAATGTCCGTTCCTGCCTGCGTGCCTTGAGTTTTCGCTTGGGGTAACGTACTCAAGATTCGTGGCGCGGTTGTTGCTCTTTTCGCAATCAATGTGGTTGATCTGCATCCCTTTTGCACGAGGCCCAATGAACGCAGCAGCCACAAGCGTGTGGATGTGATGATATGAAGAGCGTCCCGAATCAGAAAAACAAACAAATAGATAACCGCTATTCTTGCGTTTTGCCTTAAGTACACGACCAACCGTTGCACCGGTGGCTGGCGTGACGCGACGAACGCGACCACAGTTTGAGACTTCGTAATTGTGGGAATGCGTTGGTCTCCAGATTTCAAACAAGGATTTTCTCCCCAATTCCAAGTTCGGCGCTATCTTCACTTCGACTAATAAAATACTTCCTTATCTTGTCTCGCAAACCAACAGCATCGGGACGGAGTTGATAGATCCCTTGTGAATCTGTCGCCAGGTCATCGTAAGGATGGTACTGCTCCTCAGCTAAAATTATATCGCGCGAACTGTACGCTCGGCGTGACTTCGATCCATGCCAGAAGTGCGTAGCCATCGCATCAACATAGCCGACGTTTTTACGGAGTCGTTCGGCTTTTCGTCCCCATGATCGGACGTATTCTTTGTAAACTGGGTGGTACTTTTGGCTGTGAATATCGGGTGGTTCAACGCCGACAAGCAGGTGCATTTGAAGCCAGTCTGAATGTCCCAAAATGCAGCGGTCGAGAAATCCGCCCACCGTTTCAAATGCCGACCTACGAAATGCGAACGCGCCACCGGTCGCCCCACAGCCGCGCATAAACTCACCTTCCGGACCTCCAATGGTCGCCATCGAAGATTCGTAATCGGACGATGCTTTTCTGACAATCTTTCCGTCTGGTCCAATGACACCGTTATGATACTGCGGACTCACTTGGTAGTTATTCGCAATGTAGTTGAAACAGAAGCTGGTGTTGAGCCGAACAGGCATGTTCGCCTGTCCATAGATGTTGCCGCTTACGTCCATGTAAGAACTGAATGGCTGGAGCCAGTCGTAATGCTGTAACTGGTGAATTGTCTCCAATGCCCAGCCTGGCGTAATCATGTGGAAATCTGCATCGCATGCCATCCCATATTTCCAAGATGACGGGAAATGCTGGATGATGACGTTTTGGAGATTTTCCTTAATGAAATGCTCGGTTGTCGCCGTCCGCAGTTGAATATCGGTTGCCCGGTCGGGGCTCGTTACTTCCCACGGCCGGTCTCCGTATGCCAGTTCGCCAACATGCAGCACTACGTTTGCCTGCCGCTCCATGTGGTCGCGGAAGCGGTTCATCAGTTCGCGGCGGCTGCGCCAGCGGAAAGGGTTGGAATACCCTACCGCAACATGCAACGTTTGATCTTCGCTCCACTGTGACCAGGGCGCGTGTACATCGGGATGGCGTAGCGTTGGCATTTACTTTCCTTCGAGTTGCTTAATCCTGTTCAGGAGAACGACGAAACCGCAGATTAACGCGGCCATCAGGATGAGACTGACGAACACATAAATCTTAAAGAGACTCTGTACTGCCGTTACCGTAGCCGCGAGAATTGGCCGGTCGGCAATCGTGAGGTAGTCGGTGGTCGCCTCGCACCCTTTGAGTTTCAATCCCTTTTTGCCGTGCGAGTGCGGGTCGAGGTCGCAATGCGTTTCCTCGCCAACCGCTTCGGGGATTGACTTCTGCACGTCCTGCGCGATGAATCCGGCGTGGCGCTCTGCCGCGCCGAACCCGGTAATCTTTTGTCCGATATCGTTCCAGCCGTAGACCGAGGGATGAAGTCCTAGTATGGCGAGTAAGCCTTTATCGAATGAATGAATATCGGTCTTGAGCCTGGCGTCGGATGATCCGGTAAGAGTTGTGACGCCGCCTGCGGTAGTTGCGATAGCGGTGATCGCGGAGAATGAGCCCGCGGTGACGCCAGACGTGCCATGAAATTTGACAGTGTTGAGGAGGTTTGGATCACCGGAGCCATCCCCCGTAATCATGTCCGTGTTGCCGTCAGCGACGTGGAGCGTTACTCCGGTATCAGTTCCAACGTGACCGTCTGTTAGTGTGCTACCGCCGCCACGATTCGACAAGTAGTTATAGCCGGTTGCTCCGCTCGTCCCGTTGCTACTCACAAACCAGCCGGACCAATTCGTTGGGCTACTATACGTTAGGGCAACGTTGAGACCTGAATTTGATCCGTTTGGTATGAAGATGTACGGATTAGTTAGAGGACCGCTTGCCGTAGCGTGCAGGCCAACAGCATTCAACCCAGCATACCCAAGGAACTGATAGTGTGCGCCGTCACAGTAGAATCCGTCAGCCCCCGCAGCGGGAAATTGAAAAATGCCGGACGTAGAACACGTCGTTGTCACCGCCGAGATACCAGAAGCACCACCTGCGTGGAAAACGATTGAATTAGTCGATCCCCCGAACTGCCCTGATTCTGTACCCATCGTGATACCGGCGTTGGCATTTCCAGCGTTGTTTTCAGCAATAGAATTGTTGAAATTTGTGGACGGGGAAATTGTTACCAACGTAGGGCTGGCACTAATGTAGTTCGTCGCCGTGTGTGATCCGAGACTGGTTATGCTGCCCAGTGTAAAGTTATCGGCATTCAGGTTCATGTGCGTAAAGCCCACATGCGTTGACCCTGCTGTGTTCGCCGTTTTGAAAACGTCCACGAAGAATGGGCGGTAAAGGTATGTTCCGCCTACCCCATCTGGCAGAACGGCTTCCATGTGGCGCTCCATCGAAGCGTCACCCGCACCAGCGCACCAGTTATATTCCCACTGATCGCCAAAGTAGAACTGCAAATTGGAGTTTTCCGCTTGCCCAGGCCCAGAACCATTCCACGCCAAAAAATGAACATGGTCGGATGTGTCTCCAACTGTCGAGCCATAAGTCAATGCCGCGCTGCCTGATGTGGTCCCGGCATAGTTGGTAGCCAGTTGCAGGGTAGATGTTGCGCCAGCGACGCTAGATACTTGGTACGATACTCCGCCAATCTGAATCCACTGGCCGATCCAGTTGTAGCTTGATCCAATAGTTCCAGTGGCAAAGTTCGTACCCGAGACATAGGTTACCGTCTTGCTTCCATTCGTAACACTTACCGTTGTCGCAGCACTCGCCGGACACGCCCCGCCTTGAGTTCCCGCTTGTTCCCCGTAGTTGAAATCGCCAGATACGGATTGGCCTTCAGAAGTTGTAATCTTTCCAGCTACCCCATTGGAAGCGTAGCCGTATGGATAGGTCGTGTTCCATCCGGTCAAAGCGTTACTGGCGAACGTCAGCCCTGATGCTCCGCCGAACGACCCGGAATTGTTGAACTGGACTTGCCCGTTAGAACCACCCGGCGATCCACCACCACCGCCACTACCGAGAATATTCGACGCAACGCCCGTTGTGACGGTAAGCACTACCGTTGCCGTGCCGCTGGCGTATGAGGTTGAGCAGACTTTGAACAGATCGACGCCGGCCGCCGCGCCCCAATAAAGACCGTTTGTCGTGATGGTTGCCTGCGCGGTGCTTGAAGTCGACGGCGTAACCTGAACGTTGTTGGCTGTCTGTCCGGCAATGCTTGCTTCTGGCTGCAATGTTGCCGACCACGTTCCGCTGACATTGATTGAGACCGTCGACGAAGCGCGCGGGTCAACGTTGATGGACACGCACTGACTGTTTGCCGTGATGGTTCCAGTAGCCGAGCCAGGTCCAACTGTTTGACCTAGAGCGATCCCTGTAAACACCAGTAAAAGCAATAGCCGCAATTTCATAAAGGTTTCCTCCCTTCTATCCAAAGGCGTACCGAGCCGCACGATTCGCAGCCCGGTACGCTCTGAATTGCTGGCTACTGCAGGACTTGGACGGTCAACTGACGCAACTGTAAGTGAGTTGTGCCGGTCGTTGTGGGAGTGAGGAAGAACTCCAACTGGTCCTGCTTGGTGAGGTCGATCGCGGAACCGTTGGCGATGATGAGATCCTGCGCTGGCGTACACACTGCCGTGCCTGCCAGGTTGTAGCAGACCGTGCCGTGGGTTTCCAGTTTGCCGGACGAACCGATTACGTCAGTTGTCATATCCACATCGAACGTGAAGTTGACTACCGCCGAGCCGGTCGTTGTCCCGCTGACTGCCGTGAACGGCGTCACCGTGGTAACACCGGGAACGCTAGCCAGCTTCACCGCAAACGTCAAGGTGCCGGTCGTCGAGTTGGTAGTTGCGTAACCAGTACCGTGCAGTTTGATATGACGGCCGAGGCTGTTCAGGAAGCCAGTGGCAAAGTTCACCGCGCCAAGCTGCTGAACGGTGGTTGTCGTGACCGTGCCCTGGTCGGGGAACGGCGGATAGCTGACAAGGTTCTGCAGCGGCGAGGTCGAACCAGACGCGACCGGGAACGCGGTGTTGTTCGCCGGCACGGTTGCAGTGCCAGTGACGATCGCGGTAATGGTTGCGCTGGATCCGATTGCACACACGCCATTCAGAACAATCTGCCCAGTCGAGGCCGAAGCGCACGAAGAGGCATAAAGGATTTCTGAAAGGCTGGCGCCGCTCGCTGCCGTCATGTAAAGACGCCAGCCGACTGCACCGGTTTCGGCGGCCGGAGAGGTTACCGTGATGGTGTTGGTAGCCGTCGAGCCTACCGTCACCGTCGCACCAGACGCGGTATCGGTTGAGAGCGTGGTCTCTCCACCCAAAGCGGTCACGTAGGTCGCGCCCAACGTGTACGCCCCAGACGCGGGGATGGTTCCGCCAGTGGTAGCAGTCGAGATGCAACCGCCGCCATTGGTGGCGCAAGTCGCCGCCACGGTCGTTAGCGCAACCGGCACGGAGATTGCCGTCAGGCTGGTAAACGGAATACCGCCAGTCGAGGACGTTGGCACGTACTTGGAGCCATTCCACGAGTAGAACTGCCACGGAGATGTGGTCGTGTCCACGATGTAGACGTTCGCCGTACCAGTTGCCGCGGCAATGATCGACTGCGGCGTGGTCGTCGACGGGAAGGCCGCCACCAACTGATACCAGTATTTGTCGAGAACAACGACAAACGCCGGTGTGGTCTGCAACTGCGCGGTAATCGCTTCCTGCAATCCAGCCGTACCAGAACTGAGTACGAAACTGGCATGCGAGTTAGCCGTGGTAGCCGCGAAGCCGCAAGACGATGTGCCGTTGGTCACCGATGTTGGCGTGACGATTTCGTTCAGAGCGGTGTTAGCGTCCTGAATGAATACCGGGTTGTAAACGTAGGTCGCACCTTGGTATGCGCCGAAATCGAAGATTGGAGCGGACTGGCCATTGTTGTAAGGCGAGTAGTAGCACACGGCACCATTAAAGGTGTAGGTTGAGGCTTGCTGGCCGATCACGTTCCAGCCGTTGTATGCCCGGGCGTATACCCAGGTCGGAGGGTAGCTCGATGGCCCTTGCGCGAAGGCGCACAGGCTAACGAGAGCGAGCAGCGCGACAATCGCCACTGCTTTCACATTGAAGAGTTTCTGCGTCATCTGGTTTCTCCTGTTCATCGGAATTTGAGAGTGCTTGATAATCAAAGGCGTGATGCCTTCGGCTGAATGCGAGAACTGGCTACTTCTTTTTCTTTTCCTCTGCGGCGGCCGCGGATGCTTCGAGTTCCGCTTCGAGTTCCGCGATGCGCGTCTGGTAGCCCGCGACGGCGGCCGCGCTGGCCGGTTCCCATCCACTGTGTTTGCCTTCGGCCCACGGTGCTTGATCGTAAGCCGGCTTGAAGATCGCATCCATGTGCCGAACCTTGAGAATCTGGCCTACATTTTCGGGAAAGGCCAGGTCAACGTGTTCGACTAGTGAAGCGCCTTTGACTGGTTTCCGGTCGGCTGTCGTCGGCACTCGAAGCGCCGAACTGAGCACGATCGCATTCACCCGGCTGATTTTGCCATCGGGCGACTTCTTGATATAAACGACTGCATCCCCATATTTAAGGGCCATCGTCAATCCTCCTTCTGAATTTCCTTGAGGGCGGTGCGGGCGAATCAATGACCATTACAAACGTAGTTCCATTGATAGCCTGTTCCGGCTGCCAGTGGGGAACCAGTCGTGTAAATCTGGAATGAGCCAGTGCCGGAGTTCACGTAGATATTCGAGAGCGCCGCCGAAGCGGTAGGATCTCCAGGCGAAACCGTGCAGAAACTTGCCGTCGAAAATGGTGTGCTGAACGTGACAGTCAGAAGCACGTCAACCGTGGGACTGGTGCCGGTCGTGAGCGAAATGCGCCCAGCTTTATCCGCACTGCCGGTCAACAGGGAAAGCGACGGCCCAGTGCCGGCCGCAAAGCCAGCAGTGATTGTCGGAGCCCCACCTACGCCACACGACGATGACCAGCCCGCGCCAGAGCCGGTACTGACTACGCAGTTGCCAGCCGTTCCAAAGGATCCTTGAAACTGGATGCCAGTCGTAAAGTTGATGTAGGAGAATGTCGGAGTCCCAGAAAACGAGCCGGCAAACACGCCACCGTCGAGCAACTGCACCAGTCCCGAAAACTGTGCGGCGCCGGCTGTCAGGTTGTAATTCTGCAGGTTCAGCGGACCATTGATACTTTGCGGCGCGTGATTGTAAGGGCGCGCGAGAATCGGTATTGGATAGGTAACCGTGCCGTTATAGAGCGGCAAGCCCTGCGAAAGATTCAGCGTCAAGCCGGGCCCAAGCAACTGCCATTGCATAGGATAGCCAGGCACGGTGTTGCCGGATGGGTTGGTAATCGTGACGTTGTAGCCGGTGCCTGTCGGCCATCCTGAATCGTTGGCAATGACTTGGCAAAGAGTTGTGTTCGCTGTTGGTGGCGCCGCACCAGAAGCCAGCGGACCAGACTGCACAAACGTGGCTGAACCGGTCGTGCTGCCCTGCAAGGTCTCGCCGCCAGAACTTGTCCCAATGAATACCTGCGATCCCGCCGCATTAGCCGGCATTCCGTTCTGCGGCGGAAGTACCTGGATCTGGCCGCTTCCGGTCAACTGTACTTGCACTTCTGGACTGATAAGCGTGACGTGCGCCGCGGCATCGTACCACGCGATTTCTACAAAGTAGTTGTTGGGCGGAAGCGTTCCCGTGTATCCCACATTGACTGCTGGCGGAAAGGCTGGATTCGGTACGCCGACAACTGATCCATCGTTGCTGGTTCCACATTCGGCTGTTGTCGAGGACACGACAAGTTGGCCATGCGACATCTGGCTCAAAGCCAGCAACGCGATCAGCGCCATGCCAACTGCAACAAGCAACGCGGTTATTGTTTCAGTTCGCATTTAGAAGTCCTTGAATGGTCCTGGGCCCGCGCAGTAGTACGGACAAACGAACTGCGTTGTGGTCATCGCTGAATCAATGTTTGGAATGATCGCGCCAATATCGCCGCCGGTGCTCGATGCGTTATGAAATGTGCTGGCCGTGCTGCTGCAGGAGTAAAATCCTGCGGCGCCGCTGCACAGTCCATAGTTGTGATAATCGCCAGATGGCGGATTCAGCGGCATAGACGATGCACTCAGAACGCCCACAAAACCGACGCATGCAGATGTTGGCGTGCTCCCGGTACACCAAGGCGTTGCCGGGAAGTAAAGCGTTGATGGCGGAGTGCACCCATTGCCGCTACATCCCGCGGAATCAGGGAAGTTTGGGTTGTTGCCGAGTTCCACATAAAGCGTGTTGGTGCGCCCGGGCCAAACCATGTGATCGGTCGTCATGGTGTGGAAGTCGTAATTGAAATTCTCTGTGCCGTAGCAGTTTGGCGGCGTGCATGTGGCCTGATTCGGCATGCCTTCAACGTTGGGCGATGAGTTGTACCATCCGGACGCGGACAACTGCGAGGCCGTCTTGCCCACAATGATCGAATCCCGAAGCAGCATATTCATGCCGAAGGTTGGGCCCCCAGGCGAGAGCGCTGGTCCTTCACCAAACGGCTGATTGTTGTCGGTGATTTCCGTCATGTTGGTAACCAGAAGATTATTCGGGTTGCCAACGATGTTTGTCAGCGTGCAGGTTGTCGATGCGTTCGCGGCTGCGGTCCAGGGATATGTGACTGTCGTATTAGGCGCCGACCATGTTCCGGTCCAAGTCGATGACCCAATCGTCATCAGCGGGTTGGTCGACGTGCCCACGGCGGCCGCAACTGTGAAAGAGCCGATGGTCTGCGTTCCCATGTTGAACGCCGAGTTACCGCAGTTGTAGACGTAGGCAGGCGTCCCGCCCATAATGTTGAATGTCTGAAAGCCAACCGGGCCTTGCACTGTGCCACTGGTGATGGTCAGCGTGCAACTGTTCAGACTGTTAACTGTGAACGGGTTGCCGGTTGATGTGATTACGCCGGCCTGCCCTTCAAGACAAGTCCCGCCTCCATTGATGTTGACAAAGTTAACTGTTTCCCCGGAGATGTACGTGTTTGCGGTCGAGGTCGTGATGGATGCGGTCGTGGTCGTCGAGGACGATGGCGCGGAGATTGACTCCGATTCCATATTGCATCCACCGTTGCAAGCGCCACCCGCCGCCGGGTCAATGCCGATCGTGGCTACAAAGGTTGCGGCCGTCCCGGTTCCATTCTCTGTGACCGTGCCGGTCCACTGCTGATTGCCTACGCTGCTATCAAAGCCTGCCGAGTTGGTCCCGCATCCTACATTGTTTTTGTTGGTCAAGCCGAATTGCAGGATGTTCTTGAACCAGATGTTGTACATCGGGTAGGAAACGCCGCCGCCATTGCCCGAGCCAGCCGAGCGCGCGTCAACACCAATTCCCTCACAGGTCGTATCCGTCATCGAATTGGTGAAAAGCAGGTTATTGATCTGCGATTGGTAGTTGGTGCCGAAGCCGCCGCCCGAGTTGTTGCGCGTGTTGATGGTCATGGCTACACCGGACTGGCCGCCGGACTGGTCAACGTTCTGAATATGAACGCCGTAGACCACCATGCGCTCAGTCTCTTTCAATTCAAAGCCATTCTTGCGCACGATCGAAGGCGAGTTAAAAACAAACGGCACATTCGTCAGCGGAGCCCCGGTTGGAACAGTGGTTAGCGTCAGAAGAGTCGGACATCCAGTCGAGGCTGGCCAAGCCGTGCAAGGTCCGCCGGTAATCGACGCGATATGGTACTTTGTGCCATCGTTGTTGATGAGAACGGTCTTGGTTCCAACGTTCCAACTGGTGTTGTTGTCGTGGAATACGGGCCCACTCACATAAGTGACGTTGCCGCTTCCGTCGACGTTCACGCAGGTTACCCCGGTGCCTGGCGTGGGATTGCATACAGGATTAGCCAGCGTTGCCGCAGCCGATCCGCTCATTGTGATCGTGCCAGAGCAATTCGAGTCAGTGTATTGGAAAGAGCCGGCACTCGATGATGTGACGGTGTACGTTCCGTTACAGCCCCCTGTCGGCGCGTTGGATGCAACGAGGCCGCTGATAGCAATGATGTTCTGGCCGGTCCCAACATTCACGCTGCCGGGCAGGTTGATAGTTACCGTTGTGCCGCTTACACTGGCCGAGCTAATCGAGGTCGCGGTGACTGGATAATTGTCTCCCGCCCCGCCCCAGTAGTAGTTGCTGTCTGGAAGATTCCAGCACGCATTGCCGAGATCTTGTACCGTGTTTGACGCACCGCTGCACTGGAATCCAAGCCATCCAAAAGGAAAGCCAAGATGCGCAGGACCAATCTCCACATCCGTTGACGGCACATAATTCAAAGGCGGCGCGTTCGAGAAGCCGCCTGCAAAGTATGAGGACGAGCAGCACTCATCCCAAATGTTGTAGATCTTCGTCTGATAGCCCTGGTTCAAGACTGCGTGTCCTTCGCCACCTGGCCGAAGGATGCCGCTGAAGCTGGTGTTTCCAACCGAGCAGTACGCACAGCCGGACAGGTTGATGGCATCCGAAACGTTATTGGTCCCAGCCGATAGTCCTGCGCTCGTTGCCGCGTTGCCGAGCCAGTCCCCGAATACCCAGTCCCGGTTAAAGTGCAAGTGGCTGGCAAACTGGTTGAGCGAAGTAAAGGTTGCGATTCCTCCGGTGTAAACAATCGGCTCGGGGTCGGGATTGCCGGGCGCGATTCCAATGGCAAGGTCGTCAATCTCCCAGTTGTTGACGCCGATCGTTGTGTTCGCGCAAACGTATGTGATGCTGGCCGTTGACGAGCACGCCGTCAAAGGGAAGCAGTTCGTTGTCGCAGTGCATTCGAGCACTGGCATGTACTGCGCGTAGTTGTACGCTGCCTGGAGCGCCGCCAGATTGGCAAAGCTCGTGCCGTTGGCCAGCGCATAGGGAAACGTGATTCCTGATGCTGCCGAGCCGTTCAGCGTTACTTCCGTCACAGTGTTACCCAACTGATACGAAAGGTTGTTTCCGTCACACGATGGGTTGGAGAGTCCGATATTTACTGACTGCGATAGGTTTGGCTGCACTCCACCATTGCAAACCGGCTGCGGCATCCCAGCCAGCGTTGAGTCCATCGTCGAGCGAACGATAATAGGCGAGGTCGCGACTGCGCTCGCGGTCTGCGGCAAAATGAAGCCGTTGGTATTGCTGTATGTCCCGGGCGGCACAAGAAGCTTTAGCCACGTTCCCGGCGTGTTGGTGCGGTACGCTTCGAGATCGTTAAACGCGCACTGCAGCCCTGCCGCAGTATTCGGATACGTGTGCGTCGAGCACGCCGAACCCGTTGTCGATCCAGGCGGCACACTCGGAGACCACGTACCGCCGCCCGAAGTCAATGTTAGCGTGTAAACCGTGGTCGGCGCGCTGAGACTATTCCCAGGCGATCCAGTCTGACACGGATACGATGGATCGCCGGAAATGCGGCAGGTCAGTTCAGCATTATCAACGAACACGATAGGCAACAGCGGATAGCCCGCGGGCGTGGCGCCGGACTGGCCGCCCCCCCATTGATGCTGCCCTTTGTCGGATAGCTGGCCTTTGATCGTGACTTGAGCGCAAGCCACGGCGCAAAGCGCCAGCACGAGAACTAATTGCCGGACCAAGTAACGGATGCTCCTGTCGTCGAGGCAATCACATAAACTGCGTTGACGTTGCTGACTTCGTAGCACTGCACGGCCTTGGGAACAAGCTCAAACCCGGTCGAGGTTGTCACGCCGCTTGGGCCAAGGAACACACTGATGGCGTTGGTGCTGAGAGCTTCGACGCATACTTTGTTATTCACTGCCTGCGTAGAGAGCGCCGCGGCGGTAGCTGTGACTGCTTGGTGTCCAGCAACAATCGTGGATGGCTTAGGTTCGACTACGCTGAGAGGCGCACTCGCGCTCACTGGGGTTACGCCTTCAAACAATGCGGAATTGACGCCTGGGGCATTGCCGCTAGGCGCCGTGGTTCCGAACGCCGTCGCATCGGCGACTCCCGGACCAGTAAAACTACCCCAGTTTTCGACCCACGTTGTCATGGGTAAACTTGAAATAGTGACATTGAGATTATTATTTTCGTCGAACGACAATGGCTGCTGGGAGCAAGTCGTAATGAACTGAGGAGACAATGTGACCGTTCCAACGATTGCCGTACTCAGTCTCATCCTGCCGGACTGAACGCCGTATATCGGGACAGAAATTAGGTATGTCAAATTAGAAGTTGTCACCACTGGGTTTGTTACTCCACTGTTAGTAAGCAGGTTGACCATTCCCCCAACAGGAGAAACGTAGTTTGTACCATCATAGGTCACTTCAATCGTGACCTGACCTGCCGAATATGTCCCAGAACTGGTTTCATAAACGATAAGAACGTAGGTTGCGGCCTGAGCCGAAAAGAATGTTTGCGTCGAGTTCAAGGCCGTACTAGAGTTCCACACCGTCCCCGTTGTAGCATACGGATTGCAGCCCAGCGACCCAGCGCCAGAAATCTGAGCGACCGCCGAAGCAGTGAGCAAGCAAAGAAGCAACGCAAGTTTCTTCATCGTCATTCCCCTTTTAGTGAGTCATCCAAACGTGCCACTCGTACACGCCAGTGCCAGACGAGCAAGCGGTAAGAGTTGCAGTCCACGTAACCGTGTTGCTAACGCTTCCAGCCCGAACTGCCCACATACCCTCGGCTACGCCACTGGATTGATTGGCTAGAGTCATCGCGGTTGCCATTACCATATTTCTTGAATGGCCAGAGTCGTCGATATACGTAACCCCGGCTTTGACGGCTCCTCCGGTGCAAGTCGTAACCACATTCATGGCGTAATCCACGACATAATTCCCAACCGGAGGAGAGAACGTTCCTGTCAGAGTCGTTGTAGCGCTGTCGTTATCGTAGGTACCAAGTACAACGTTCTGGTTCACAAACTGGTCTGTTGCTACACTGGTCGTAGTGTCGCCAACCGCCTGCGTTGTGGCCGTTGTGGCCGATGGCAAAGCCAGCGTCGAACTTAGTTTGGCGCTTGTCACTGCACCCGAAGCAATGTCCGCCGTGGCGATTGTGCTTGAGGTCACCGTCTGTGTCGAGCCGGCAAAGTGGGCGATGCCTACCCCTGGGGAAGATGCGACCACGCACGTTGCGCACGCGATCGTGCCACTCGTCGTAATCGTACCGCCCGTAATCGGCGAGGTTGTCGCAATGCTGGTGACCGTGCCAGATCCCGCTGGGGTGTTGCACGAACCGTCGCCGCGTAGGAACGTGCTGCTGCTGCAAGTGCCGCTAAACAACGCAGTGACGTTGCTCGATGTTGCAGGCGTAATGTTTGTGGCAGTCGAGAACGCTGCCAGCGGCGTACCGCTGCTGTAGCCCGAGGACGTTACCGTGCCTGATCCCGCCGGTGTTGCCCATGTGCCATCACCGCGCCAGAACGTGCTCGATGATGCGCTGGTTCCGCTGTTCATCTGCGATGTGGAGATGTTTCCCGAAAGATTGCTGAAAGACGGTTGCGCAACGTGCTGGATGCCGGACGCATCCACATACGTCATAAAACTGTTGGAAGTGGCACCGGAGACCGCTTCGATGCCGCCGAGCGCAGAAGTTGTCGGCGCGGGAATCTGCGCGTTGGGAATTGTCCCAGACCAAGTGATCGCAAACGTGCCGTTGGTTGTGATCGTCGACGGAGTGACAGACAAGCCAGTGGGCACAGTCACGCCAATGCTGGTTACGGTTCCCGAGCCGCCACCGCCAGAGCCGCATGAGGTCCAGCCAGCACCATTCGCATTGCACTTGATGCCGCCCCCGTTCGCGATCGTGTCAATACCAATGCCGGACTGGCCAGCCGTCAGCGTGGGCAACGCATTCGTGTTGATTGTCCAAATCATCACGTTAGGGTCGGTCGTGTCATTCAACTTCAAAGAGCCGGAATCGTTCAGCGTGGCAACGTTGGTGCCGTTGCATGTGCCGTCATTGTTTGTCGTTCCGGCGCAAGCGTTGATGAAGTTCAAACCCGAAGCCACTGCTGCAGCCGAGAGCAGGTTGACCAGATTGTTGTTGCTGCCGCCAGTTGTGTTGGTGTGCAGCACAGTCAAACTGTTGCGCGCATTGCTGTTGTCGATAATCAGAAACTTGTTGTACGCGCCGGTCGCACCAGCGCCGCCCGATGGTTGCGCGAGGTAGTTGCAACTATTCAACGGATGCGATGAGGTCAAGTTTCCGATGACAACTTCACCTACATGGCCGGAGCCGCCAATGTTGCAGACTGCCAGTTGCGAAAACCCATCGACGCTGATGTTTGCTGGATGGTTATACGAACTGGTTCCGCTGGCGATCGTGAACATATAAGATGTGTCGGTCGTGCTGGTCGATGACGTTGCCAGATTGACGATGCCCGCAACCGGAGAGCTTGTAAAGTCGCCCGAGGTCAGTGTCGTTGTGTACGTACTGGTCGAGATGCTGGTATTCCCGGTCGGAGCTTGAATCGACGAGAGCGGCACCAGTGCCGTGCCAGTCACTTCAAAGCGTACTTGGTTGGTTGCCGTGTTCACTGGCGTGACGGTGAGGCCAGCGGCGTTGGTAGAACTGGTGTTGAAGTTCAACCCGGCCTGCGATGCGTTCGCAGTCGTATTCACCTGGAAAGGAATTGTGCAGGTCGAGCCCAGTGTACAGGTCTGACTGTTAACCGTGGTTGCAGAATTGGCCAGCGCCGCGTTCGGCACTCCCTCGTAAGTCACGGCGTTCGTGCCAGTCACAACCGGAACCGTGTTGGTCGATGGTGACGCGCCGTAGGATACGCCATTCACCTTGCCAACTACGGTTGTCAGGGATCCAGACGAGTTGGTCATATCGCCAGTGAAGGCCGGAACCGCAGCCGTGGGCAATGTGGTAGCAGGCACAAGCACCTTGTTCGATCCTGAATAGGTCGCAATCTGGTTGGCCGCCCCGTTGGATGCCTGCGTAACAACGTTGGCCGCGACAAGAGTGGAATCACTCAGTAAGCCGGCCGTGCCGCTGAATTGCGCGAGGTCGCCCGATGTCGGCGCAGTTTGGATGGTGGTAATCGAGTTGGTGTGCGTGCCATCGTAGAACTGCAGGATGCCAGAAAGATTCCAGTGGTCGCCGCTAACGGGCGAAGTTGGCGCCGAGCCGGACGGAGTATTAAAAGTGGCTGCCGAGGTTGTTGAGGCCGCGCCAGTCCACTTGCCAGGGAATATCAACGGGTTGGCGAGCGAGAGCGTTGTGCTTCCACCAAGCGCTGGACTCGCAGTCGAGCTTGAAATCTGGTTGCTGGTTCCGGCGATACCGATGGTGCTATTCTGCAGGTCTGCGTTCGGAATCGCGTTGTAGGCGTATCCGGCATCGGCGAGCAGAGAACCGCTGGTGTTGTTGAAGTACGCAACGTGTCCCACTGTGCTCGAGCCTGGTCCGGTAACATTGCCCCCGCCACCGCCAGAGCCGCACGCTGAACCAGTTCCGGCCAGTACACCAGAATTGTTAACTTGTACGCATTGAGTGCCACCGCCGGTAATCGGTGTTGTCACCGTGCCGGTAAACGTGGGAGAAGCAAACGGATTAGCTGCTGCCCACGCACTCCCGGTATAGGTCAGGTATGGCGCGGTCGAGAAGGCGCTGAGCGCCGGTAGAGCTTTCGTCTGCAAGCCAGCAACCGTCACCGCGCCGGCATTTGTAATGGAAACATCCTGCGAAAGCGCAACATCAACCGGGAGGTTGGAGCCGTTGCCAAGATAAATGTGCGCACTTGTCAGCGCCGCGGCTATCGGCTGGCTGCTGCTGGTTCCGAGCAGTTTAGCCGAGACTGGAACGCTGCCGCCATTGATAGCGATAACCGTGGTCGCAAAGCCTGAGTTGCTAACGTCACCCGTAAAGGTCGGCATCGCGCTCGATGGCAACGTGGTCACGCCCTGGATCACGGTGCTTCCAGTCCACACCGCCAGCTGTCCAGAAGTCGGCACGCCGGAGTTTGATACGTTGCCGCCGCCTGGCGGTGTGGCAAACGATGGCACGCCTGAAACTTCCTGCAAGAATAACGCTGAACCGCTAGCGTTCCCGGCTAGAAGCGTCCAGGCAGTTCCATTCCAGTAACAAATTGATCCCGAAGTTGACGGCGTACAGCCGAGTAGCCCCCCAGCCGTGCCCGTCGTGTTCTGATTCAATGTGGGAAAAGAAGTCAGATTCGCGGCGCTTACTGCCGGCAACGCGGCACCAGAGGTCAACTGCACAAGGTTATTGGCCGCAGTTCCAACCGCGTAGGACGTTCCCCAAGCCGAACCGGTTGAATTTGGCACGCCAGCACCGGGATAGGGAATGCCGCCGCCACCGCCCGAACCGCCGCATCCTTCCGATCCGACCACAATTGCGTAGGTGCCGCTTGAGCCATTCGTGGTCAAGACGCGCCCGAGAACTTGGCCGGACGAAGGGCACGACGCGCCAGCATCATGCCCAAGTCCGCCCGTCACCGTACTCTGTTGGACGTAATCGCCCGCGGTCGTGGCGCCATCAAACTGTACGAGCGCGAGGCCAGCCTTAGCAATAATCGCGTTTCCCGATGTGCCGCATCCAGCTACACACGGACCTTCGATCCCGGACGTATCCGTGGTTGCCGTGATGACCAGTTGACCGCTCGAGTTGAGCTTGGCCAGTTTGTTCGCGGTTGTTCCAGTCGTGCCAGCGTTCGGAATTTGCGCCTGCTGCGCGATCGCGGCCGAGGCGAGTATGAGAACCAGAAGATAGTGTTTCATTAGTTCACGATCTCCCAATCAAGGCATGCGGGGTTGGTGGTCGGCGCTGCGTTTGATGTGATCGTGAAGCCTCCGCCCTGTCCTGGCGTTTTGGCTGTCACCGTATAGGTCCGGCCCGGCGTCGTGTTGCAGGTTACGCCGAGCAACGCGCCTTGAGTTGAATCTTCCGAGATCTTGAAGCGGCTGTACGGCGTTACCTCGTCCACCGTGACCGCGATACTGGTCGTACCTGCCAACATGGCTACGATTCCACTACCGGACGAACCGCTGCACGTCCCACTTGCCTGAATACAGATATTGGAATACGTCCAGCGGCTAATCGGTCCCAACTGCGCAGGACACACATCAGCCGAGATCGGCGTCGTAAATGCCCCTACGTAATTTGTGCCGATACCTTCCATTGTATTCAGGCAAGTCCCGGGCCCGGTGTAAACGCTGGGTGTGCCTTCGGCGTCGACTTGACCGTTGCCGCTGGCTGAGACAATGCCAGGTAGCAGGCTGGTCAATGGCTGGTAAAGATGCCCCTGTGTTGATGTGACCGAGTAAGACGTGCGCGAAGCTGGCGCCAGTGTGTCGACATACGTGCAGATGTTGTGCAGGTTGCAGATGGAAGCGGGCGAAAGTCCTGTCGCCACCGCATACAGTCCTGTGCCAGTCGGAACCTGGGGAAAATCATTCGCCGTTGGCCACTGCACTGCGAGCAAGTCATACGTTGAGGGATTCGGGATGGATTGATAACCGCTGGTTGCGTTTGCGCCCCATCCGTACCACACAACCGTGACGTTGTTGACTGCAGGACTGTTTACAAGGCCGGCACCGATGAAGATGGGCGGGGAAACACAATCGGGCGAGCAACTGGTTGCGTACGGGCTTACGCTCGATGCGTTCGTATGCGCAACCAGATAATAGAATTGCGTGTAGGTTTGACTGCCGCTAGGCGATGACGTGGGAACAAACTCAGGATAAGCTGCGCCTTGTTCATACTGCAACCCTTCACCGTTACTGCCCTGCGTGGTGTTGACTGGCCCGCCGCCAACTACCATGATCTGCGGGTTGCCAACAGCAATATTCCACGGCGAATTATTCCCACCTACTTCAAAGTGAACACTCGGGCCAATCGTAAAAACACCAAAATTGCCGCGCTTCCTCCCAACGATCACCCCCCCTGCACCGTAGTTTTGGCAAATGCCATCAGACCAATTGAAGTCATTGCCAGAATAGTGCTTTACGCAAATGCTTGGGCCAGAGATGTTCACATTCGGGCCCAAGTTTAGAATCGCAGCGCCGGCCAGACCGCCAGGTGTGAACACGCCAGCACCTTGAAAGTCCGAGTCGCCGCGGAATGGACTGGTTGTGCCCATGTTGATGTTGTCGATTCCGGTTGCTTCATCCGCGTTGACCTGGATCCCTACTCCTACAAGTCCCGTCCCGTATTCCCATCTCAGGTCATGGAAATGACCGTTCCCTGAAAGCGTGTCCTCGATGTCCGCGTTGACACCATTCGATAGCGTGTAGCCGTGATCGTGCGCGCCAAAGCCATTGAATCCAGCCGCGACTGCCGGCGCAAGGATCACCGTGCCGTTCGTTAACCCAGGCGTGCAAGTGCCGCCTTGCGTGAAAGCGTACTCGCCATATCCGTAAGCGGTGGTCGGCGAGCCGGCAGACGTGCCTGCTACCCAAAGCTGTTGATTTGGGATGGCTGCATAGAAGTTCGATGGGCAGGTTGGAATGGTGACAGTCTGTGTTGTCAGTGCCGCGGTGCCGCAATTACCTGCGCCAGTGCAGGTCGGCAATCCAGAAACCAAAGCGGTGAATTGAAAACTGGTCGAGTTCGATGAAGTCACCGACCACGTTCCGTTGTAATTGGGATACGCCGTGCCGCCAATGATTACGTTGTTTGTACCCACGCCCGGGTTAAGCGTGCTGGTTACGGTAACGGTCGTGCCGGTTTCGCTGAGTCCTGTTGTGGTAACCGAGCCAACAAGAGAGCCGGTCGGCTGCACGCTCCAGTTGGTTTGATCCGGCAGAAACGTAATGCTGTGTACGTCGATGGATTCGCCCAGCGTCGAGCCTGTCCCCCAAGGTCCGCCACCGATGACGAGGCAGGAGTTAAAGCTGGCGTCATTGATGAAAGCCCACTGGCCATCAATCTCGTAACTGCCGTGCCCGAAGTACACCGGCGCGTAGCAGGTGTATTGCTGGTGCGGCACAAGCTTAAGTTTCCCCCCAGGAGTTGTCCCAAAGGCGGCCGCCTCGGCCAGTCCGGTTGACGCTGAACCGATCACATAGCCAGCGGCGTGCGCGTAAGCTGCCGTAAAGGTCAGCGTGCCGGATGATGCGCCGCTCACTGCTGTGCCGCCGGTAATGAGAACGTACTCGGTAATCGGCGTGGGATCCGTACCCGAGGGTGTGATCATCAGGTAGTGTCCGCCGTATGGCAGGCTGGAATTAGGTATATCCGTACCGTTGATGCCAATGGGAACCGGCGTGAGCGTGACCGTGTTCGAGCCCGCTGAAATGGTTGATAAGCCACTGGTTACGTATGTGCAGCCGGTTGCGCACGCCGAGAAATTGAAGTCGCTGGTAACGGTGATGACACCATTCTGATCATCCGTACTGACTACGCCCGGGTTGTTTCCGGTGCCTGCGGTGTAGCCGGCGCCAACTGTGCCGGCAAATGAGCCTCCACTGTTCCATTGGAATGATCCGGTTGGCGTGCCCGGGTTGGTCGTTGGGCCCGCGCCGCCACCGCCGCCCGAACTGTTGACTACGCAATACCCGCTCTGCGCTACGGCAAAGTTGAATGTGACAACGTACGTGGACAAGTTCAAATAAACATTTGTGGGCGCGATCGCGTTGGCTGGCGAGTTGTTATCGTAGCAATCCCATAAGATGTTGACGGTCGAACTTGATACCGTAATGGTTGCGCTCGTGGCGTTCGTGAACGTGACTGCCTGGTTTGGCGCGCCAGATCCGCCTCCGCCACCAGTGTTGACGCAGTTCCATTGTGTTCCGTTCCACTCCCAAACCGAATTGACGCAAAGCGTTGAGAGTCCAATAGTGCCTTGGTTGGTAATTGGGTTGGGATTCAGCACAATCGGCAGATTGCCCGTTAGGCTGGTCACACCGTATCCGCCAGGTCCGCCCGAGCCAACTACGTAGAACGGCTGTGTCGGCGTGAGGCTGATGACGTTGTTTGCCAGCGGCAAGCCGTTTGGTCCTTGGAGCACTCCCTGAAGCGTGACGTATGGCGACGGTGTCTGCGCGCGCAAGCCAACGCACAACATGAGTGCCGTCAGTACAAATCGCAACGCCTTGTCGACGTGAGCGCGCTTGTGCTGCATCTCGGTCGTGGAGTAGTTCGAGATTTTTCTAGTCACATTCATGTAGGTTCGACGATCGGCTGCGGGCAAATCGAGCGCTTTCATGCGCTGCACATACGCCTCGTAGGCAAGGTCGTCTTTGGTTTTACGCGGGAGCATGATGGAGAGTGAACCAGATGCGGGACGTGAGATCACCGGCGCATTTCATGCCGCACTCGGGCTCAGATAATTCAGGGGTGATTCTTAGGCGGTACGCGGCCGCTTCATCGGCCAGCAACGGGCGCCGGCATACGCGGCAGTAGCGAAACTCAACTTGGACAACTTCTGGATTGCCGCCGCGGCTCTCGTCCAGCGCGACCAGCAACTTCATGGTGCCGTAGTTCAGCCAGATGTAACCGTTAAGTTCTGCGAGACCAGGAACGGCACGACACTTGATCCACTTGGGGACGTCAGTGATTACGGAAGGTTTAACCGCGTAGATTGAGTGCGCGCGCGGATCATTAAGCCCCCTCCCCCCTAATCCCCCCTCTCCCAAAGTATTAACACGGCGGCGGCGCGCAAGTCTAGTCATTTTCCCAACGACGCAAGTACCGAATGGTCTGTCTAATACTTATCTGG